AAGTAATAAGGATAATATTCTTATTCAATATGTACTAAGATATATATGTGATGATTTAAACAATAATTTAGATGTAGAAATTGACATTTTTTTAAATGATTAGTTTTAAATCTATTAAGCGAGTAGACCTTTTTAAAAATAACAAGGTCTATTCGTATTTTATCTTTATTCTTTTAGATGGTTCTAAAAGGATTGTTACCCCTCAACAGTTTGAGGAAATGAAAGCGAGTAAATAAATGTCTTATTCTTATAGAGATATAATTGAAGATGGTATTGTAGTTTGTGTTAGCTGTGGAAGTGCTAATGTAAACGAAAACCATCAAGAAAAAAATTCTTTACCTTCTGATTGGTGTTTTGTTTGTAACCATGATGAAGGTACTGATGTTTGTATGCCTGATGATAAGTATTTTTATAATCAAGCAAAAGAAACTTTAAATAAAATGAAAGCGAGGTAAATCATGGGTAAAGTAGTACCAATGAAGAAAAAAAAATTAACACACAATCAAGCAGAAGATAAACTTTTAAAATTTCAGTTTGATTTGTTTGAAAATAGTAAAGAAATAAATCATTGTGATATTGCTTATAATGGTATTAGCACATTTTTATTTTTACTATCTCAAAATGGTGTTTGTGTTCATGCTATGAAAGATATTTTAAACGATAGCTTTGATAAGTATATTGATTTTGAGCAAGAAACATTAAAAAAAGCTAAAAAACAAAAGGCAATAAAATGAACAATCAATTTAAATATATTTTTACTAATAAGTCTAATACTCATGATAATATCATTGAGTTAGTTAATAGTGCTTTAAAAGAAAAAGATATTAATTTTAAGTTTAAAAGAGTGCAGAATATTACTATTGATTCAAAAAAACCTTTTAGAGCATATCAAATATACAAACATAGAGGTAAATAATGAGTAAAAAAAATTATATAGATTCTAATTTAAGATTAACAATTACTTTAGATATAGAAGCAAAAAGTAAATTAAAAAAAATTCTTTTAGAAAAAGATAGACATAAAAGAGATGATTTTATCTTTCGTAATTTTTTATCCTTTCAAAATTTGCCTGACAATTTAGTTGATGGTATTGTTTTAAGAGATACAAGTTCAAAAATTTTATCTTGGTCAGGTGAAGGAATTGGTAATAACGGACAATTAAAAAAATAAATATTAGTAGGTCTTTATAGGCCTACTTTTGCCATTCTACTTTAAATTCATTACCCTTAGTATCACTTATTGACATGGTTTGCTTTTCAGAACCCCAGATATGATTTTGTAATTTACTATTTTTATGATGATAATTTTTTTGTATTAATTCTATTAGTTTTACCTCAGTCATAGTTAGCTTTTTATCTTGGGCCTTTATATAAGCATCATCTAAAATCTTATCTAAATTTTCATGATTGAGTGTTACTTGATCTGATTGTGCTACTCTATAAAGTGATTGATAGTTTTTTTCATTTAACCATTTTCTAAGAGTAGGCCAGGAAACATCTAATTCTTTAACACATTGACGAGTTGTTTTACCCTCAGCTACGAGTTCAAAAAGCCGAGTCATAATTGAGGATTTGTATTTGGCAGGGCGATTGGCCCTTTTAGGTACACTAATGGATTGTTTCATTTTTTATATCAAATTCATTATAGTTTTGATTTTCTTTAAACTGATTTATAAAATCTTGACAATGTTCTTTATCATCAAAACCTTTAAAATTCATCAATACATTTGGACTGTGGTTTTCATCATAAATAATAAAGAATTGAACTAATAAATTATCTAATTCTTGATATTCCTGAGAAGATGAACTTATAGATTTCTTCTTGACTGAAAGATTTTTGTCTTTTTTTAATTTCTTCATATATTTGTAAAACATTTTGAGGATTCAAGTCTATTAATTCACAAATATAATTAAAATCTTTTCTCCCTATCCAATTTTTAGCTTGTCTTTGTATAATATAAACTGATTGATCGTTATTTGGATCAGTTAATCCTAAGCTGTCAATTAAGTTTCGTGTTAAGACATGAATCCAGAGGATTATTTCTGGTTGCATGGTTCATAAATTTTCTATTATTTTTAGACCTAGTTTTAGATCTTATAGATTTATAGCAAATAACGAGTATGTTTCACAAGGGTAACATTTAAGGAACAAAAAAACCCTAGACATGAAAGCGAGTAGTGATACTCAATCTAGGGTTTTGGTCTTATACTACTTAATATCAAAATGTTCAATCAACATATCTAAACTTTCTTTAAAATATTCAAATTTTTTTCCTCTACCACATGGCTTATTATCAATGATAACTTCCCATACAATAGATTGATATTTCTTTGTTGATTTCATGGCTTCATTGTATTCAAATTCAGCATCATATTTTTGAACATTAAATAATTCTGAGCCAAGAGGAATACCCTGAAGTCTATCCCAATTAAATGTTGGTGATCTGGTTTTGCCTGAATAGACAGCTAAATACTCTATTTTCATTCCTGCTACATATCTAAGAGCATTTTTTTTATGATTTTTTGGATCTAATTGGTTTCTAAAGTAATAATTCTCTAAAACTGAGTTAATTTTACAATATAAATGTTTTAAACCCATAACCATTTGTCTAAAATCACCAGTACGATACAATTTTCCATCTAATTGAAATAATTGTTGAGAGCCTAAGTCTTTTATCTCAGTAGAAACATATTTTTTCTCTGATTTTTTGTTTTTTTTATGTTTTTTAGGCACTAATTTTCAATATTTTAAGATTTTCTTCAGTTAAATCGCCTTTATGATACATTTCTAAAATCTCAGATTGATTTCTTTGAGCAAAATCTAATGTAAAGGCACTAGGATTTAATTCTTTCTTCCATAAACTTAATCTTGAATCATATTTGCTAGTAATACTATTTTCAGGCTTAGAGGAAACATCTTGGTTTAAATACCCCTCTGCATTAATCCAGGTTGATGGGTGTTGGCTGAACTGTATCTCATTTACTGATGAACAATGCTTATTGTATAACTCAGCTAGGGCCTCTGGTTTACTACCCCACTCCTCAGCTAATTTATTGTATGCTTTTTGTGATTGTCCTTTAGATATTTTACGATTAACTTTACTCCAAAATATATCAAAGTTATCTCTATATAGTTTATTCTTTAATGTATTCTTTCCTTTATTCTGTTTCTTGCTGTGCGTTGTGCTAATCGGTGTGCCATTCGGTGTGTGTTGGTACTCGTCATAATGGCAGATTGTAAGGACATTTGGTATGTGCTTCGGTGTGCCAATCGGTCTGTGACTCGTTATGCTGTTATGTTGTCGCAGTTTATCAATAAAATATCTAACTTTTGTTGCTTCCCAATTCCAAGCCTCAGCCATATAAGTTAAAGAACAACATAACTGACCTCTTTTTAATTCTATTTCTTGTTCATAAATTCTAAATATTCTATCTTTAAAACTAGCTTCAGTTAGCAACCAAATAAAAGCTGTAACCTCACAGAATTGCCTATTAGATTTATTTAAACTAGGGTGATGGAATATGGCCCTCTCAATTTTAATATACCCTGTCAATCTATCCCCCTCAAAATTGTAATAGATCTCTTTTTTCCTATTTCCATGTCTAAAAAACCATTTTCTTTTAGATTATGTAAATATTTATGGATATTACCTATTGCTTTAGAGTTAAAATGCTCTGCTATCTCTCTAAAACTAGGTGTTTTTTGATTGTTTTCTTGAAATGATAAGATGAACTTAATAATTTTCTTTTCCTTATTGGTAGGGTAATAATGAGGGTTTAAAGGCCTATTACAATGTTCACAAATATTCATTCTCTTTATGTTCTTAATGGAATTTTCTAAAATAAACAATAACTTTATTTTTTTTCTTGTAAATTATTTTTTTTTCTATAATAATTCTTTTTATGGCGAACTTATCCAATTTTTTATATTATTCCTCCCAAGTAATAATAATTAATTTTTCTTGTCATAGGTTCGTCATATGAAATTATCATTAGAACCATTTGAGAGGTTTGATTTACTTCCTTTATCTTTTTCAAGAATAAATAAGTTTGTAACTGATAGACCAGGATTTTATATTTCTTACATACATAAGTATAAAGGTTCTAGCTGTGCTATGGAGAGAGGAACTTGGGCCGAGCATGGTACACTTAAACTCTTTGAGGGTATGAGTGAAGAAGATGCGATTAAAGATGCTTTATATTATTTTGATAAAGCTGTTGAAGAAAAGAAATTAGAAGATGATCCTAAACGATCTACTGAGAGAACAAATATACCTCTTTACATAAAAGGCTTTTGGAAAGAGTTAAAACAATTTGAGTTAGAAGATTTTCAAGAAAAACAAGAAAGTAAGATCTTAGATATTCCTATAATTGGCTATACAGATTTTGGATTACTAACTCCAATAGAGAATATTTATTTTAAAGTAGATCTTAAATCATCAGGTCGTATGCCCTCAAAACTTACGAACTCAGTAAGTCTGCAACAATCTTATTATACAAGTACATCTAATGTAGAAAATAAAGTTTTATATTCTGTGGTTAGTAGAGGTGAAAACAAGACAAAATGGTTTAACCTGGAGAACACAGCCACATACCAACGAGTTTTTAGAGATATGATTATCTCTATGCACAGTTTCTTATCTAAATGTGAAGATAAGGAAGAAATGAAGAAACTAATAGTTCCTGATTTAGATAATTGGATTTGGAATTATGATCCTAAAGTAACAAAGATCAGGAAGGAAATTTGGGGATATTAATATGGCAACAATGCAAGAAGAAATGGAAAGAGTAAATTACGCTGAGTGTAATGATTGGGAGAAACAATTTTATGACGATCAAAAAACTGGTTCTTACACACCATCACCTAAACAAATGGGTATTATAAATAAAATGCCTAAACTAGCTAATGGTTCAGCACCACCACAAGCTGATACATCATTTAATCATGGAGCAAATGTATCTGAACCAACAAGAACAAGTAATGTTGATGATATGATAGATCAGTTAGGTGTTATTGTAAGTAAGTTAGAGCAAAAGGATTGGTACAATAGATGCCCTCCTGATGCACAGCAAAAACACGCTACCACAATATTTTTATCTGCGAGAAAATAATGAGTATTGATACATCTAAAATTGAACACATACTGAGAACTAAATATGGTTGGGATAGGTTTCCTCTTGATGAAGATTTAGAGAATAAATCAATAGAAAAAAAAACAGAAGAAAAGTCTGTTGGGAAGCAGAAGAAGTAGATCTTGATGAAGAACCATTTAAAAGTTTCACAGCATAAGGTTGTGGGAGAACAATATGTAGTTTCAGGGGAGGATAAAAATTTGTCCTCTCCTTTTACACCTTACGAAATTAATATTTTAAAACATATTTGTACTAATCCTATATTTAAAAAGAAAAAAAGTTTCATTGTAGAAAAGCCTACACCTTTAAAATCTTTATTAATAAATATTTGTAGTCATTATGACATTACAGAAAATGATTTTTTAAGCCACAAAAAAGAAGTAGTTGTAATGAAAGCAAAAAAAGAATTTTGTCATTATGCTAAAAAAATTAACAAAGCAAGTGTTACTCAAATAGCTAAAATGATGAATAAAGATTACTCTACTGTTTGCTGGTATTTAAAACAACCATCACCAGAGATAGATAAATTACTTCAATCATTTAATAATAGTGAAGATAATATTTTATGAGTAAACCTTCTACAGTTGATCAGATGTTATTAGAGATAGAACTTAATGAATGTAAAGCTGTTCTTGAACAATGTGGTGATAAAATTTTAAAATTAGAAAAAAAAACTTCTATGCAATCTTCTAAAATTAAAAATTTAAAAACAAAAATTTCTGTTCAAGAAAAATTTATTTTTAAAATAAAAAATTCTTTAATTATTCCACAATCTTCAAACAACAAAAATGTACCTATACTTATTAACACAGTAATACAAAAGTCAGATAAAGGATTGCAAGTTTTATTAAATAACAAAGATCTTAAATAATGCAGAAACACACTAAGATATTTACGACATTTTGGAATGATGAGTTGATATTGGCTCAATCGTATCAATGCTTTGGTTGTAGTAGTTGGGAAGGGTGCGATATTCACCATATCTCAGCAAAGCAGAGTGGAGGCTCTAAGTGTAAAGATTACATAGAAAACTTAACTTGTCTTTGCAGAAAATGTCATGAACTTTGTCATAAGGATAAAGACTACAACAAACAAGTAAGAGTTAATACTCTCAGATTAATTGCAGATAGGCTTGAAAATGACATTAGATAAAGGAATACATAAATACGATCCTCACATGATTGCTGAGGAAAAGAAACAAGCTATTATAGATTATCGTCAATGTTTTAGACTTTATAATCAGCTTGTAGATCTTAAAGATAAAACAATTAACCAAAGATATTTATATTTTCGTTTTCAATCAAATGAAAAAAATTCAGTTGATGATGCAAAAGCAAAAGCTAAGATTGATCCTTTAGTTTATGATATAATAGAAAAAATTAAATCAGCCGATCAATTAAAAGATGAGGCCTATGCTGAAATGCAGAGGGTTGAAACAAAGATACAATTTATTTTAGATAGCAACAGTATCAAGAGAGCAGAAATGAAACTGTCAGGATTTGGTACATGATTGTTAAAGTAAAAAGTAAATATGGAAGTTTAGTTGCTGTGAGAGATAAGTACATTAAGAAATGTAAAAAAGAATTTGATGATTTAATAATACAAGTTGAGGGTGAAGAAATGTTAGTACCTTACTCTCAGTTAGATAAACCAATAAAAAGATATTCTGTGCCTGATAAGTTTTCAAAAAGTATGCACGAATTATTTTATTACCAATGGAAACCGAAAGATGAAAGGCAACAAGAATTACTATGATAAAATTTATAAACAATATTAACAAAAGAAAATAAATGTATGCTTTCAGTTACTTCTTTATTTTCAGGAATAGGTGGAATAGATTTAGGTTTAGAAATGACAGGACATTTCAAGACAGAATTATTTTCAGAATTAGATCCTTTTTGTCAAAAGGTTTTAAAAAAGCATTGGCCAGATGTTCCCATTATACCAGATGTGAGAGATGTTGATGGAACAAAATATCAAACAGATGTCCTTGTGGGAGGATTTCCTTGCCAACCCTTCTCAGTTGCCGGAAAAAGAAAAGGCAAAGATGATCAAAGACACCTTTGGCCTGAAATGTTTAGAGTTATTAAAGAAGCAAAACCTTCCATTGTTATTGGAGAGAATGTGCCAGGAATTATTAACACACAAATGGCACTCGGATCTTGTGTCGCTGACTTGGAAAGTGAAGGTTACAAAGTACAACCTGTTGTACTACCAGCTTGTAGTGTCAACGCACCCCATAGAAGATACAGAGTCTTTATCCTCGCTGTGGTGGCACACACCGACAAGTTCAGATCATATGACAAGATCAGAAACAGCATTAAAAAAACATTACATGAAAAACAGAAAAGGCAGAAAAAGTCATTCAACATTATCAGATCAAGTAACTTATCCCAAACCAGCAAAGATGTGGCCAACTCCAACAAGGAGGGAGTATTTTCCACCAAGACTACCAGAAACAATGGCAAAGACGAAACGAAATCCTTTAACGAACTCATTAGGGGACGCAGTACAATACACAGAGAAAAAATCATACAAGGAAACTGGGACTTTGAACCCAAATTGGGTAGAGTGGCTCATGGGATTTCCGATAGGGTGGACAGACTTAAATCACTCGGAAACGCAGTAGTACCCCAATTAGCTTATGTAATAGGTCAAAAAATTATAGAATCAATTAAAAATGAAAGGCAAGGAGAATTAATATGAACGAGTGGTTATATAGAGAAGATTTAGCAAATAAATTTGGAATACATAAAAAAACATTAATTAAAAATATTAATAATTTACAAAAAGAATTTCCTAATGATGAAAGTTTATTTCGTTATTTAGGAAATAAACAATATTTTTATTCTCATGATATAAATAAAATTTTAGAACTATCTTCTAAATCTAAAAAAATACAATTACAAAAAAATGATTGAATATTTAATATTTATAGATGAACTAAAAGAAGTTCAGAAATATAAACATTGTCCTATGATGATTAAGGCTATTGATGTTTTAATAGAAAAATACAATATTAAAATTAAAGAATTTGAAGATGAGTATGTACCAAGAGAAATAGAAAAAACTGAAAGTCCTCTTATATTTCGTTAAATATTATCTATTATCCATTCTCTTAATTGTGATCTTGATAATAATTCAGTAATAAAATTTCCATAAGAATTTACAACAGTTTCTTCTTCTTTTTCTTTTAATAAATATTGATAATATCCAACATGGAGAAATTCATGAATAACAACATTAATTGCATCTTTACCTCCCCTGTCAATTATACCTTCATCTAGGAATATTTTATAAGGAGGTTTACCAAGAAAAACTCCCTGTGCCTCTGATACTTCATAGCTTATCTCATGAGGGATAGTTACTAATTCAACATCAAAAGCACCAATAGTTACATTTTTAGGAAGTTTAATTTTTTTCATATTTTAAGTACCAACTTTTTTTTGTGCTAACTTATGAGCCTCTGTAAAAGTTTTACCTTGATTTATTAGTTTTTTCATTAACACCATGTGTTTCTTTGTATGATGTTTACTATGTTTTTTTAAAGTATCTTTTTGTCTTTGTGTAAAAGACATTAGTATTTAGGTGGTCTAGGTTTTTTCTTTTCCATAGTTATCCTTTCATTTGTTTTGCAATCCACATATTTTTAACAAGACTTACTTTCTTGCCAAATTTTTTATCTGCTTTAGCTTTAACACTTTTGTATTTCGTTGAAGATTTATTAAATGGTTTTGGTTTACTTAAACCTTTTGGTCTTGGTTTATCCCATACTTCTTTTGACATTAACAACCCCACATTCTTCTGCTCCAATAGTTAGCAGATAGTTTATTATTCTTTCCTTTAATTCCACCAGATCTTGCACAATAAGATTTTTTCCTGGCAGGATTATTTTTCTTAATAGTCATATTAGGATCACCGAAGTTAATCTTTTTAACTTTATCGCCATCTTTAACAAAGACTTTAAACTTTTTAACATCACCTCTCATTGGCTTGTTAAGTTTAACAGTTTTACCTTGATATGTTGCCATCTTGAATTACTGCCTCCTTAACTGTTTCTACTGTTGATTGTGATTTCATGTTTTCTTGTCGTAATATCATTTTAGTATTGTAGGCTTTTTCTAATCGGTCTAACAGAAAAGCATTTTGTTTTTTTAATTCTTTATTTTCTTGTTCTAGTTTACTCATTACTTCTCCTTTTTAAATTTACGACCTACAAAAAATACTATGAGGTTTTGTATTGTGTTAATAGTAACCATGAGTAATAGCCATAATTCCCATAACTCCACTACTTTGTAAGACCTTTGGTTTTGTCATACGATCTTAATGCTCCCATACCCAAAAGTGCCATGACAAGAGGCATTAAAGTACCCATGTCTAACTCAGGTAAAGTTGCAGTTTCAACATTAAATGTTGCAATAAAAAACATTAAAAATTGTTTTAAAACATATTCCCAAAATATAGCTAAGGCACATGACATACCAATTAAGGGCCTCCAGGAACGCTGTAACATACCAGAGATACCACCTGCTTTGCTTTGTGCATCTGCTAAATTAATATCTGATTGTGCTTTATTTATTTGAGCCTCAATCTCTTTTAATTTTATTTTAGCATTATTTTTTTCTTCTTCAGAAGTATGTAAAGAGTCTATTATACCTCCTACATTTTTTACTATATCACCACCTAATAATTTAGCTAACATAGTACACCTCCTACTTGTTCGTAGTAGATAAGTAAGTTACATAATTCTATGACAACTAATGCAGTTAATAGTGTTGTAATTATAATTTTCATAAATCCCTCATTAATAAACTTAGCCAAGATGCTCTGCTTGGAGTTTGATTGGCCCATTTACTATCCATCATGCTATCACTAGCCAGGACATAGTTTTGATCTTCTAGGTTCATTTTGAGGTTTTTAAATTGATGTATGCTACTACCCATTTGATAGGACATTTCTATCAGGATAGTAAAAGCCTCAAACTTTATTTTATCTTTATCAATAAAATGGTTGGCTTGTTTTAAAGCCTCCTCAAAATCTTTTTCAAATAAAAGATCCCAACCTTCTTTGGTTGTTGGTACTTCTTCGTCTTTACTTAACTTGTGGCCATAGCCACCTGTCAAAAAATTTTCTTTTACTTTCTTACCATCTTTAGTTCTATAAGAAAGCTGATAAGGTTCTAACTTAAAACCTTCATGCTCTTTAATTCTATCTTTTACTTCTTTGTACATCTATCAATTTCTCCAAATACCATTGTGCTTTTTTAAGATCTTCAATTCCATTTTTTTCTTTATAGCGAGTTACATACTTAATGATGTTACCTTCTAAAAAGTTCATGTCGTACTCAATTATATAATCAGTAACTTGAATTTTTTTTCTGTAATAAGGAGGATTAATTTTATCCATTATATCTCCCCAGTCCAATTAGAGTCTATCATAGGCATACAATGAATTTTTGCTTGGGAGTTAATGATACTTCCAACTGATATGATAGGCCTTTTAATAAAGTTTTTACCATACTTAAAGGCTTCGTGTTTGGGATCTATAGAAGAACCTACACACATAGCAAAATTTAAAGCTGTTGGAGAACTCCAATACTCTACACTTGATTTAGTATGTTGGTGGCCCACACATAATGAGAGGCCAAGTTCTTTTGCACTAGATAGAGCATTAGATTTAAAATGATGTGTGAAGAATACTTTGTTTTTATTTGGCAAGGTAACAATAAGTTTATCGTGCCAAGTCCATTTCCATTTAGGATCTATGTCTAGTATTTGATTAATGTCTTTAAGAAAAGAATTTGGAATAGCTGATTTTTCAGCAAGTCGTTGAATACGAATATCGTGATTTCCCCACATTAAAAACATAGGGCAATTAAATATTTTTCTTAAATCTTTAATATTTTTTTTAGCATCTTTTATTTCATATTTAATATTTGGTAACTCTGCACTATGTAAATGCTGTGAGATACTATGAAAATCAACAAGATCGCCAATGTGAATTACTAATGTTGGTTTTATTTTATCTTTTAATTTTTTGATCCATTTAAAGTATTCTTTCTTTGCATAAGGAAAATGCGTATCTGAAAGAACCAGGATAGATTTTGTATTCATCTATAGTCCTTTAGTTGAGGTTTATGATGAGCCTCCGAGTAGTTTAACAAATACCCAAATAGCTGACAGTATTCCCCCAATAAATAACATAGTTCTTATAGCACCCTTGCCTGTTGCCATTTCTTCTTTTAGTTTAATTACTTCTTGTCTGTTTTCTTTTACCTCAGATTTAATTTCATCTAAGGCCTTACAAATTTGTGAATATTCTTTATCCCAATTACTCATTTCTTTTTCCACAAAATAGATAAAATAATTAATAATATTATTAAATTTAAAGCTGATATATCGTTAGT